CCCAATCTCGGAACTTTTTAATCAGCTCGCCGATGTTCCCAAGGAACTTCAGCAAGCCAACTTCCTCAAGACCCTTACCAAGAAGCTTCAGCCCACCTCCAACAAACGTTGAGATGATCCTGATTACCAGATCAATGGCCGAGAAGATACCAAGAAATATCTTTCGTATGTTGTTACGATTCCTACCAACAAACTTACGGAATGATTTCGACATCTCATTAACTTTGTTGATGATCTTCGTAATCGTCTCAGCAGTTACAGGTGGAAATATCTCATGGAATGCCTCAGAAACCGAATCAGCAACAACTCCGATAGCTTTCAGAGCAATGCTCAAAGACTTGAGGAGTTTCTCTCTTCCACTCTGTCCCTCCTCGCCATTAAAAAGCGCGTCCAGAGGGCCTTTAGATTCTTCAGCTTCTTTGGCTAACTCTCGAAGAGCATCTATCTGCTCCTGGGTATAGCCCATCGCAAGGAGTTCTTCATCTGATTTTGAAGCCAAACCTTCGGTGAGATTGAGGGTGGCATCAGCTTCTGCCATCATAGCGTCAGTTATGTCCCAGGTTCCACCAGCAAGCTTATGAAGCTCATTGACATAGTCCTGTACCTGCTGTGGATCGAATCCATCTTCTTGAAGCTGTTTGAAACGCTCAGTCATATCAGAGCTGTATCCATCAACCCCGCCTTTAATGACTTTCATTGCTGCTTCATGGAACTCTTCAAGAGACTTTCCACTATCTTCCAGTGCGCTCTTTCCACCCTTAAATCCTTCAAGGACCTCTTTCAGCTTATCGGCTTTGAGCCATCCACTATCAAGAGAAGAAAGAAAGCTGTTAAGATTTCCATCCTCAAAAGCAACGCCATTCTCTTCGGCAACTCCTTTGAGTGCTACAGCAAGTCCCTCAGCCTGGGCTCGAGAGAGCCCTAGCTTACTCCAATCGTCAATATTTACAATTTTATCGGCGGTGCCGAAAGCGTCGCCAAGAACTTCGTTAAAGCCATTGATCGGCTCTACAACAACGTCATACAGGCCATTGGCCATCGATGTCCAGAGGGCAGTCGCCTGTTCGTAGTCACCAAAGATGATTTCGAACATGTTCATGAAAGCAGTCGAAGAAGCATCCTTAACTGAATCAATGACGTCATTAAATGTTCTTGCTTCCTGGGCAGCTTTGAACGCTTTTACGCCAAAAGCATCAAACTGATCACCGGCTTCAGCCATTGCTTCCGATGCAGTGATACCCTTTTCTTCAGCGTACTCATAAATCTGGTCTACAGCGGCAGAATAGTCATTGAAGACGCTCATCATTACGTCTTTGTTAAACCACTGTCCCTGCGTTAGGCTCTCAGCAAACTGACTCTTCGTGAATTCTTCGGCGCCTTTTTTGCTGTCAGCAACAAGCGACTGGTAAGTATCGGCACCTGTCTTTTTCAGAGTACCAAGTGCTACTGCCGCATCAAGGGCTTTCTGTCTGAACTCATCCGTATCCATAGATACGTTCTGAATTGACTTATAGTCCTCTTTACGCATTACACCAGCGCCCATTGCCTGGGAAAGCTGATACATTGCGTGGCTGGCAGTAGTCGCATTTTGACCTGAGAGAGCTGCCCAGTTTGCGATACCCTCCATTGCTGTCACAGAGGTCTCGAGATCCTGACCCGTAGCTGTGAACTTGGCAATGTTGGCTACCATGTCAGTGAAGTTATAGCTGGTTTCATCAGTGAACCAGTTAAGTCGTTCAAGCTGACTGTTTACTTTCTCAAGTTCATATCCCTGCGCAACAAGAGTCGCGACAGAAGTAGTCTTTTCACCATATTTCTGCCATCCGCCAGCGACCTGATCAATCGTCATGGACTTTGTCAGTCGTTCAACAGCATCGAGCGCCTGATTTGCGTACCGAACAACTGCGACAAACCCAACAGTATTTGCTAAGTTGTCGAATGCACTGTGAAGTGTACTAACGCCACTTACGAGAGTCGACAGATTAATGTTTTTGAGAGAAGTATTAATATCATCAAGGCCGTCGGTGCTGCCAGAGAAATTAAGAGCTTTTTTAAGTTTATCTATCGTCGATAAACTCTTTTCGGCATTCGGTTCGAATTGACTGTTGTCAAAACTCATCTCGACAACTTTAGAATCAACAACCGAACCGGTAGATCCTGAGTTCATACCCTAGTAGCCTCCTTCCATGCCTCGTCTGCTAATTGATCAAAAATAGGCTGAATAGCAGGATTGATGTAATCTCTTCCTTCTACCCAGCCTCCAGTACCGGTGCCATGCCCGTACTGTAATATGATCGCTACATTTACGTACTTGTTAACATTAGAATTATGAAACGATAACGTGACCCTATCCTTGCTACGAGTAATTTCGTAATACCACGATGATGCAGTCAAACCGCTATCAACTGGCGTTGCATTCCTGAGAGCAGCCACTCCTCTGCGACCATAGTCTTCTAAAGACTTTAGAAAATCGCGGCTCTTAACACGGGTAATATACGTTGTAGCTTTCTCGAAATTACCCTTTTGTGTAACCTTAATCATGCCATTACCCCTTTGTATGCAGCTTTGCTCTCCTAGCAGCATTAATTGCCCGGTTCTGTCTCATAATTTCGGCTTTGGTCATGTTCTTGCTTGGCTCGCTCTTAGCAGCACATACACGTATCAGCATTATCAGACGGTTAATATGCCATTTTTCAAACTCTACAGGAACGTTATATGCAATCATCCAATAGTAAATAAGCTCGGAAGTAATCTTCTCAGTTGTACGCTTATTACTGCCTTTATCGTTGACAATCGTGGCGGTCATAGGATCTGCTATGTAATCGTTTATTTCATTAATATTTTCACGAGTGAGCCAATTATATACTTCATCATCAACCTCGTTGAGAGTCATGCATTTTATGTAGTCTATAACTTGCTCATCGGTTTTTTTCGAATCCAAAAACGGAATGTGCCATCGTGACTCCCATTCCGAAATAGAGATGAGAGAATGTACAAGGCGCAAAACAATGTCGCTTTTAAACGGGGGCCTGAGGAAAACTTCGTTCTTCTCGTCCCATAGCTCCTGATCTGCAGGAACAACTATTCTTTTAACACCTTTCACATCTCTCACCTCCTTAAAGTGCTTAAGTGGTAGGATTCTGGATCGGTACTACCTTCTGATCCAGGAGCCCCTGTTTCTTGATCTCCTCAGCGATCTTTGCCGGGAAGACGCCCAACATGAAATTCGTGATCATCGTGTCACTCGAGAGAACCTGGGTAAGGAACTCGGAATAAGCCATCGAGTTAGCAAAGTCGCTTCTGATCTGATCGCTCTTTCTGAAGACACGCCCATCTTCGGAGAGCTCGCCATAAGCATGAAGGATCAGCTTCTGGATGACTTTATACATAGCCATCGCATCCTTCTCCTTAGCAATAGCTGCCAGGAGTGCCGGATTGAAGACAATCTCATCAGTTGAAAGATTCTGCATCTCGATCTCAGTCAGATTGAATCTAAGGGTTTCTTCTCTTTCTTCACCAAGAAAATCTGTATACTTTACCGTAGTCTTAAACATAGGTGTCTCCTTTCATTTTGAATGATCAAGCCAGGATAGTAGCCAGCTCCTGCGGATACGGCAGTCTCGGCTCGGCATTATCACCGCCAAACAGGATCGCCTCAAGAGCTGTCATCTTAGTCTTACCAACCGTCTTAGCATCGATCGTGATGGAAGCAGTCGGTTTCATATTCGGTACTTCGACCGGGGTGGTAGAGATTTCCCAGGACAGAGTAGCTGCTTCCGGAGAATCATTGACAGTTGAATGCGCTCTCTCAGACGGAGAGGCAGTGCAGTTGTAGACCAGATGGAGCTTATAGTCTTCCGGATCAACGCCAGCCGGCGAAGTGTCAGATCCTGTAAGAGTTCTGTAGCAAAGACCGAACAGAGCTCTCGGCTGCTGACCAGCATACACACCAGGAACAATTGCTCTAGATCCATCGCACTCTTCAAACTCATCCGGATAGGTGAATGCTTCAATAGTGGCAGCATACTCTTCGGCAGAGATCAGGTTCAGGTACTTGATGTTATCAGCCCACAGAGCGGTCGGCTCTGCACCGGACGGGCTCTCGTTAAACGCGGTGATGCCGTTCCAGGCGACTGCGTCCTTAAACGTCTTCG